CTGGGTCAACATAGATCGCCTTTTCCTCAAGGACAGGCTCCGAACTGTACCACACGGGGCCGATATTCAGCAGGATCGCGCCCTCAAGCTTGCCGCCCACTTCGTCACCAATGACGCCAACTACGCCGCCCTGCTGTGTTAGGGACTTGTACACTTGGTTTCTAAGCAGTTTGATGTCGGGTGCGATAAATGCATTTTCCTCTGTTGCGGCAATCGACAGCCGCATCATCTCGTTAAAATCATCCGAAACGCCAACGCGAACCTTAATCTCATCCATGCTTTAATCCTTTTTCGGGCCAGGTAATTTTTGCAAAGTCTTAATTGTCTTCTGGCGCATCTTCTTAACAAATGCGTCCAAGATTTTGTGGCCGTGATCCATGTCACCCTTGCCGATCTCGACAACGTCTTCGGGTGGTATCACATACTCGCCGCCTGCCGCAACGATGGGAACTGAATCGACATCACCACCCTCGGCCTTGCGTGGGCCTGGGACGCCGTATGGCAGCCCGTTGGCCCCGTATGGCATGCCGCTCTGCCCGTATGGCCCCTTGCCAGAGAAGATGTTCTTGGCAACCTTGAAGCCCGCCATGGAGTTTCCCTCACCCATGGCCGAGATGATGTCTGCGGGGATGACGTAGGAGCCAGAGGCCACATGCATCGGGAGGTGGTCTGTGCGGCCCGCCACGGAACTGTGGATGGCACCCTTGTGAACCTTGGTCTTGCCTCCGCGCGCGCGGGCCGTTCTAAGTGCTGACTCGATGGCTTGATCCATTTTACGCTCCTTCAGAGTACGATATTACGACCGTCATGCCAGTGCCTGGGACGACAACGAGGCCGTTGTTGTACGGCATGTTGATCACCGTCACGCCAATGGCGTTTGTCACGGCTGCAAGGCTGCTAGTCAGGCTGGACGCATTGTTGCTGTCATACACCACACAGGCGGAACTGCCAGCGACCACGACACTGATTGAGGCAAGCCTGCCCTGACCACTGTTCACCAGTGTCGTTGCCGTCAACGTGGCCGACCTCGCAACCCCATTTACACTGAGGTACGTCCGACCAAGCTGGTTCACCGAGGTGACAAGGTTTTTGGCGGTGGTAAGGATGTCTGACAGGGATGCCATCAATATTTTCCATCTGGCTGGAGGCGGTATCGAATGTTGCCCAGCCTCCAGAACGTGTCGATCTGGCTGCCTGCAACCTTGATTGAGATCAGTCGCGCGCGAATGCGTGGCGAGATATACTCGGTCAATTGGTTTACGTTGTACGGCCCGTAAACTCTAGGTGGCTGACCTGGATAGTCCACGGCGTAGAACGTAATGTTGACGTTGGCGTTATTGTTGCCCCCGTAATAACCCCACTTCATGTCTGGCCAGACCTGATCAAGGAAGGTCATATTATCACCCTCACTGAGGGCAAAGTAGCCAGTTTGAACGTATGCGTCCATTTCAGCGCCAGCGGCATTCTGGGATGTCTCATGCTGGTAAATGATGCCATCATCATCAGCGCCAATCGGTGGCCCAAACACGCCCTGATCAATCCACGCAGTGCGTGTCAGCGTCCCGAAATCCCACTGCTGGAGCAGGGTGTTGTATTTAACGTACTTTTTTGGGACACCATCGCCAGATGAACCATCTGGGTTCTTGATAGGATAGAACCACGAAATCTCGCCAAAGCGGCTATTAGGCGCGCAGCGGATGTTGCCCACATAGTCTTCGTCTATGTCTTGAAAAATGACATCCCACACGGGGCAGGGCAGTGACTGAACGCCGCCTCCAGCCAGAATGTAGAACTGGCTCTGAGACATCCAGTACACGACACCACCCAGTGTCCCCATAGCCTTGCGACCGATCAGGCCGCACCCCGCGCCAATCTCGTTGAAAGAGTAGACGAGCGGTAGATTGATATACTGCATCGACCACAGATTGGTGTCCGTCCAGAGAAGACCCTGCTGTGGCCCCTGCATGCCGCCGACAATCTTTGAACCCTTGGGGATGCGGAACGAGCCAGCCTGATTGCTAACTGTTGCCACCCAACTTGTGAAATTGCCAATGTCAGTCCAACGCACCAAAAGTGGGTCTTTTATGCCATTGAATGTCGTTCCATAGCAGATGATCTGACGCTCTGGCATCGACACAAAGAACCCCTCGCTGACAGTTGGGGCGTATGGGACAACGCTTGCGTGGTCGCCCCCATCCAGAGTGTCGTAATAGAAAAGGCCACTGTCGGTTGGGCTTGCAATCAGGAAGCCACCCCAGTTGTCCAAAGACCAGTCGTTGACCACAAGTGGGGCCGCTGCAGTCCTGCTGGTAGTGCTAGGCTTCCCAGGTGGGAAGCCCCACGAGTCTGTTGTGACGGTTCCAGATGTCTCAGTGGCGTGGTTTGATCCCCTCGTAAAAGAGAATGTGCTTGAAGTTCCAGAGGTTGCCGATGTGACAATCCACGTACCATTGTAATTTGTGGTTCCAGTGATTGTAATCTGGGTGCCTGCGGCAACGTACAGAACCTGACTTACTGTCACCGTGGCGACAAGACTTGACGATGATATTGATGCAATTGCAAGCTGACGGCCACCGCTTGAGGTCACGCCAGTCCCAAATCCACCAGCGCCAAATAGGCCATCATCAAAATTCCCTGGTGGGGGTATGTTTTGCTTTCCTACATAATAGACAATTCTGGCTTGACCGCTTGAAGCATCGCCGTTCATAAATCTTGTGGCCGTTGATGTCGCGGAGTTTTCCGCCGCAATGTAGAAATCATTTGCAGTCAATGCGGGTGTATCAAGTACGATGTAGTTTCCGTACAGTGTCAAGCCACCAATTGTTACAGGGACAAGAATTGCAAATGTTGATCCCGCAGCGTACCCATGGTTTGCCAGTGTTACCTTAACATTGATCTGGCCGCTCGTGGTGTCAAATACAGGTACCGCGCCGCTATTATTGACAGTTGCCGTTGCTGGCGTTGTCAGGCCGATGATGTTTCGAGCCACAACCTGATAAGAGTTTGCATTTAGGGCTATTGGTGGGTAATATCCAAATAAAATAATGCCACCCACGCTGATTGGGGTCAGGATGTTTACGCCATCGTACGACGAGATATTTGAATTGGTGTCATCAATAGTGACAGTGGCGGAGCCGCTCACAGTGTCAACCGAAACTGGAAGATTGTACGTATAGAAATTTGGCGATATTTCAGACGAAAACCCGTTGGCATTTGCGATGTTAAGGCTGTCTTCGTCACCAATCCCCAGATACGATTCACCGTTTATGTCAGCCCAAGAGTGCAGCGCGCGCACAACTGCAGACTGCTGATTTCTGACAAATTGCGTCCAGCCGCCGAGCTTCTGAGGCAGGCCAAGACCCTGACGGTCAGCGACAAACCTGATCAAATTGCTCTCAGAAATGGCCGCCTCGTTCAGGGCAGGTGTCCTGTTCTGGTCAACGCCTGGGATTAGCTTGAGGCTTGCGTGTGGCATCTATTACCCCCGTGTCGGTGATGCGACAGGGGCTGGCGCTTGGGATGACCAAGCCGCACCCTCAAACTTTTTGCGGGCCTCTTCAACCATCGCGGACTTGAGGAGCATGCCGTACTGGCTTTCGTAGCTCTGTGCCATTTGGGGATCGTCAGACTGCCTGCCAAAGTTACGCTGGTATGCCGAGATGTAGATCATGGATGCCATGATCAAAAGGTCTGGCAGATACTGGCTGATAAAGGTCGATGTGATAGATTCTGACAAAGGTGCTGGGCGAACTGTCCCTACAACTTCAACGTAATAGTCAACGTCTGGGACTGGCCCGACAAGGAACAGGGTGTCGTTGAATGGGGCAAAGTATTTTGGCTGCGCCCTGTTTGCGACCAGTGAGGAGCCGAAAACTGCGTCCAAAAACTCCTTTGTTGCGGGGAGGAGTGGCACACGGGTACTTGTGTCTGGGTCGGTCTGGCCAGCGGGTGTGATTAGGTTGATCTGCTCGCTGACGACAAAGTACGATCCGTTTGGAAGGTTTTGACTGAACGACAAGTTCCTATTTCCCGCCGTCAGCTTGTAATCAAGCCCAGACAGGGAGGCTGACGTGATCAGGAGGTCAAGGTCGCGGTTGATGCGCAAAGTGGCGTAGTCGATCATTGAGGGTAGGATTGCCAAGAAATTGACATCATCCTCTTCGACTACGGCCATTTGCGCAATCTGCGTCTTGTACGTTGCGTATGTCAGTCCAACCATGAGGTCACCTTACGTTTTCAGGCACTATAGACTAAATCCGCCACTTATCCAATAGACGTTGCGATCTCCCCGCCGCAGGCGAAATACCCAATGCCGTCAATCCAGTTGTCGATGTGGCTTGGATTTGTCTTGATCCGCGCCGTCTTAAACAAGACCATCATCACAGCAACATCATCTTTGGTGACGGTGATACCTAGGTGTATAGACCAATACTTTGCAATCGTATCAAAATTCTCTTCCGCGTCCCCGTGGGTGGCGGCGCGATCCTTGGTAATGATTTGCTTCGCCGTATCAAGAATTTGAGATCGGTTCACTTGCAGGCACCATCGATCATGGCAATCAGGAGTGCGCCAGTTACAACGGACTTGTCGCCGCCGTCATCGGCCAGTGCTGCGGCGTGTTTTGTTCGGGCCTCGGCAGTGCCATCGCATATGGCGTTATTGTTTGCCACGCTCGCGCAGCCAGTTACGAAGGACAGCAGGGTCATCACCGATATGATCCTCAACATCATCAATTTCCTTTCGGGTTTTAATATAAAATTCGGCAGTCTCCACGGCAGCCTGTTGGCGCTGATCACGCCGCCCAGCCATCCATGCCGCGAATAGGAGCGCGGCGGCCCCAGCAACCCATACAGCGGCGCGCTTGATCCATCTGAACATCAGTGATCCCCATCAGCCCACTTGCGGAGGCGCTCACGCATGATCCACAGGGCTGCCAGTATAACCACGCCCGCGAAGGCCAGAGCAACGATCTGGGCCGTGCCATCGAGCGAGCCAACGGCGGCAATGCCTGCGCCAGCGCCAGATACGATCTGGACGGCCCCAGCCTGCATCGTGGTGGATTGTGCGGCACTGGTGCGAGGCGCTGGCGGCTTGTCGCCAGTTGTCCATTCCTCTGCGGGGTATGCCGCACGGTCAAGTTCGAAGTGCGGCCCGTCCTTGAATTTCCTCCAGTCGCCACCCCAATCAAGTTCTACATCCAATTCCTCGGCAGCCTTTTTGACGGCAGGGCCAAGCTGGTCGTACAGCGGCCAGTCAAAGGCTGGCTTTCCATTGGGGCCGATGGGCAACAGATCAACTGCGTGGCCCGTGATGTGTCGGCTGTCCAGCGTCTTTGACGCGCCGCTGGCGACAAGCTGCTGCTGGCGCTCTTTCGTGCGAAGGCCTTCGATCACCACGAAGTCCAGCGGGCTGTCTTCCAGTGCCTTGTCCAAGACGAGGCGCAGATCGGGGTGGATACCCGTCATGTTTTTGGTGCTGCGCGATCCAAATGTGCGTGTCATTTGCGTAATGCCCTCTCAATATCATCCAATTTAAGAAAGACAGCCTTGAAGCTGTCCTGTATCTGCTTGAACTCTCGGTCGTGAGCTTCCTTGTTGGCCGTTGCCGTGGCCTTTAACACGGCAATGTCAGTGGCATGTGACTGCTGACGATTATACATTGCAAAGACAATTGCGGCTACTGGCGCGACCGCCCACTTCATGAGAAATTCAAAAACCTCCATTATGCCGACACCCCCTTAATGATGGTGAAGTTTACAATTGGAGTGTCTGACGCAGTCCCAGCAACCGAAACCATTGTGACCCTGAATGAGGTTCCATTCGTAATTTGCGAGCAGTTTGCAATATAGGTATTCGTGCCGCCCCGCACTGTCAGAACCACAGTGTCCGTTACGGCTATACCTGTGTTTGGTACAGTGAACGAAAAGTATGTACCCACGACCGCAGCAGCGGTGAATACAGTAATAGCTCCGCAGGGGTCTGCACCAGTGGTGGGGGTGGTTGTTGTGCGGCTTATTGTCTGCGTCACAGCAGTGCCTGCGCCAGTGGCGTACCCAATACCATCGGTGCCAGATGATAATATGCTGCCAGAAGACGCAATTGAACCCACAACATCAAGTCTGACTGCGGGGGTGACGGTGCCAAGCCCCACCCTGTTGTTGCCAGCGTCAACATAAAGGGTGTTCGTGTCAACCGTGAGGTCGGCAGATATAATTGCAGAACCCACAACGTCAAGTTTGGCGGTGGGAGTATCAATACCAATTCCGACACTTCCAGTTGCGCTCACAACGAATGGTGAAGCGTCTGGGCTTGTGCTGTCCTCAACCACCAGTGCGTTTCCTGTACCGATTTGGGTAATTGTCAGGCCAGCACTCACCGAATCAAGAGCAATGCTTGCTGCGCCAGCAACATCAAGCCTTACGGTCGGTGAGCTTATCCCAATACCTACAAAGCCCGCTGCCGTAAC